AAGTGGATGCAGCACCTTGTTTATCTAACCTGACCAACAGTTGTCACTTGTTGGCTCCACCTGTATGGCCCCGTTCGTTTTCTACTAGAAGTCCCAATGGATGCGGTACGTTTATCCGGGTTGGTATGCTGCCTGCCTTCCCGAGGGCTGAGTGATGGCCCCGGTGCAACTATGCCACATTTTTCACTGATCAACAAATAAATGTTGTGTAATTTGCTTGGGTATGTGATATCATTTATTCGTTGTTTCGCTATGGCAGAGCATTGAGTCTCGCAGCGCCGACTGTCTGGGTTGTCAGACCGATCAACACCATTCAACAGCTTCAGCAAAAGGAGATAAACATGGAAGCTAAAGGCAATTTGCGTAAGAACACGCGCAAAGAGAAAGACTCTCATCCCGATCTGACAGGCAAGTGGACTGATTCCACTGGACAACAATATTGGTTGTCTGCTTGGCGTAATGTGGACCAAAAGACTGGCGATGTCTGGTTCAGTCTTAAGCTGGGTAATCCTGTTGAGCCTCGCGGAGAGCAACCAATGGCCGCTGTCACGCCGCACAGCAAAGCCAAAGCAAATGCTTATCAGCCAGCTGACGATTCGGATATTCCTTTTTAAGGGGTTGCCATGATTGAACAAAACCAACCTGGCTTGTATTCAGACCGAGCGATGCCAGAGCAGGCTAGGCGCATTGATGTCACTGCCAAACAGAGTCCCGACCCTTGGGTGCATCGGTCTGACGGCATGCGCTGCAAGACGTGCATCTGGTTTGTCCGCAAGGAGCCGACTGGCCCGTTGTCACATCCTGGCCAGCATGAAGTTGGCCGCTGCCGTCGACATGCCCCAACAATGGGTGGCTACCCAGTGGTGTACATGACCGACTGGTGCGGTGACCACCGCTTGGACGAAAACAAGATTTGAAATACGGGCCGAAAGCGGATGCTGGTGGACCACGACTGACCTGTTGGCAGTGATTAAGTTCATGCGCCATCAGGACCACCAGACGCAGCGAGTAGGCCCACTTACAAATGACTGAACCGCCAAAGAAGAAGACCCACGGGTCTTATCCGTCGGTCAAGAATTGGGGTGGCGTCAGAAACGTCGTCCAACGCATTGAACGCTCACAGACCATCGTGGCCAACCGCGAGGCTGTGGCGTTTGCTTTGCTCACCATGGCCAACACCAAGATCACAGATGTGTTTGAGTGGGATGACCATGGCAATGTCAAAGTCAAAGCATCCAACCGGATTCCTGAACACGCATTGCAATCCATCAAGTCCATCAAATCTACTGTGGACAAGAATGGCAATCCAACCATTGAGCTTGAGCTGTACGACAAAGTGCAAGTCTTGCGCATCTTGGCCAAAGCCTCTGGCTTGCTGGATACGCCTGATGATGGCCAAAAACCAAGTGTGATTGGCGTGAATATTCAAGCTCCTGAAGATGTGGAGAACAAAGGTGAGTGAAGACTACACCCTGTCAAACCTGAACATTGATCTGCGATCCAGCCCGGTTGCATTCAAGTTCCTGCAAGACAAAGCCTTTGTCACCGGCATCATGGGGCCAGTGGGCTCTGGCAAGTCCTATGTGTCTTGCGCCAAAATCATGATTCGGGCTGTGCAACAAGCACCCAGTCCTGTTGACGGCATTCGTTACAGCCGCTTTGTCATTGTGCGTAACAGCTACCCAGAGCTGAAAACCACCACGCTCAAGACATGGGCTGACATGTTCCCCGAGAATGTCTACGGCCCCATTCTTCACACACCACCGATTACGCACCACATCAAGCTGCCGCCTCGCGGTGAAGCCGCTGGCATTGACTGCGAAGTGATCTTCTTGGCTCTTGATCAACCCAAAGATGTGCGCAAGCTGCTGTCTTTGGAATTGACTGGCGCATGGGTTAACGAAGCCAAAGAATTGCCCAAAGCAGTGATTGACGGATTGACTCACCGTGTTGGCCGCTACCCAACCAAGCGTGATGGCGGGGCCACTTGGCACGGCATCTGGATGGATACCAACCCGATGGATGACGACCACTGGTGGCATCGTCTGGCTGAGAAAGAACCAATCACTGGCAAGTACGCTTGGAAGTTTTACAAGCAGCCCGGTGGTGTTATTGAGGTGCCATCAGACAAACTGCCTGAGATGCCCGAGGCCAATGATCACATCTTTGCCGCCAGCAAGTGGTGGAAGATCAATCCCAAAGCCGAGAACATCAAGAACTTGCCGCCAGGCTACTACTTGCAGCAGCTCGCCGGCAAGACTCTCGACTGGATTCGCTGCTACGCCGAGGGCAAGTACACCTTTGTGCAAGACGGCAAGTCTGTCTGGCCAGAGTATGACGACAACATCATGGCCGCAGATCTGACGCCCGACCCCAGTCTGCCCATCCAAGTTGGCCTTGACTTTGGTCTGACGCCTGCCGCTGTTTTCGGGCAAAGGCATCCCTCTGGACAGTGGCGTGTCTTGCACGAAATCGTAACATTTGACATGGGTCTTGAGCGGTTTGGCCAACAGCTCATCGCTGAATTGCAAAGCAAATTCCCAAAGTACGAGGCGCGGATTTGGGGTGACCCTGCCGGTTTGCAGCGTGATGCCATTTACGAAACCACTGCTTTTGAGTTTTTGAAAAGCCTTGGACTGCGTGCCGAGCCTGCTCCGACCAACGAATTCAAAGCCCGACGCGAAGCAGCGGCTGGCCCCATGAATCGACTGGTCATGGGCAAACCCGGCCTGTTGGTTGACCGCTCTTGCAAGCTTCTTCGCAAGTCTTTGTCCGGCGGCTACCACTTCAAACGCATTGCCGTGGGTGCTGGCCAAGAAAGATTCAAAGACACACCCAACAAAAACGAGCATTCGCACGTTGGTGACGCATTTGGCTACCTAATGGCCGGTGGCGGTGAGTACAGACAACTTACCCGAGGCACAAGCCAAGTCAGATCAATGCCTTTTATTGCCCAGACTGTCGTCAATTCCGACTTTGACCCTCTGGCATGAAGCTGCTGGACCACCTGCCTGAACATCCAGCGATCTCTTGGGTGCCATTTCACCCTGGCCATGTGCTAAGTCTGAGCGATGTGCGCTCAAAAATGTTCGAACAACACGCCATGGTCGCCAGATTAGAGGCCCAAGCCTCCATGGGTGATGCTATCACTGCGTTTTTGTACGGCAAACCAGTGGCATGTTTCGGTTATTCAGTGATTTGGGCTGGTGTCGCTGAAATGTGGCTGTATGTGGATGAAGCCGCACGCCGTTATGGCAAGACAATGACCCGTGCTGGGCTGGTATTCGCCGATTACGCAACGATATCAGCCAATTTGCATCGTTTACAGATCTCTGTAGAATGCAACGACAAAAGGGCAGTGCGCTGGGGTCAGGTGCTCGGATTTGAAGTCGAGGGCAGACTGCGGCGGTTTGGTCCCAATCAAGACGATTTCTTCATCATGTCAAAAATCTGATCTAAGGAGATCAAATGACCGCAGCAATTCCTTACGTTGTCGCCGCAGCATCTGCCAAGACTGCATACGACGCCACCAAACAAGCAAAAGCATCTTCTGCCCTGCAGCGAGAAGCCATCCAAAAGCAGACTGCCACTGTTGAGCGCCAGCAACAGCAAGTGGATCAGCAGCAATCGGAGATGGCTCAGCGTGCGACATCAAGTATTCGCGCACGCCGTGGTGGTGGCCTTCGTTCTTTGCTGTCTTCTGAGCGTATGACTGAGACAGGATTGCCTTCTGTTGAAAAACTCGGGGGTGATTGATGGACAACAAGACAAAAATGCAGGCCAAGGTGTCCAAGGTCATGCGTGAATACAGCAAAGGCAAGCTTAAAAGCAGCAGTGGCGACAAAGTCACTGACCGCAAGCAAGCAATCGCCATTGCCATGAGCGAGGCAGGCATCAAGCCTAAGAAGTCATGAAAGAAGTCTGGGAAAAGCCACGGCCAAAGAAGCTTGGTGAGTCCGAGAAGCTGACTGCTTTGCAGAAGAAGGCTGCCAAGATGATGGCCAAGAAAGCTGGTCGCCCATATCCAAATCTTGTGGACAACATGCGTGCCGCTCAAGGGAAGAAATAAACCATGGCCACCACAATCCTGCCAGAATCGCTGACCACCAAGGCTCGCCATGTGAGCCTGGTGCAAAAGGCCAATAACGGCACAAGTGTCATGTCTGGTGCTGATGCGCCTTTGATTGTGGTGGATGTAAATCACCAGCGCAACCATGATGGCCGTGCCTACTTTGCCTATAAAATCTACCCCACCTCGGCCAAGCTGGCTGCTGGGGCGCACATTGACATCGTTATTGCCTCCCCGTCTGGGGTCACTCCCCATGTGACGGTGGATGCCTTCTGCCAAGGTGACGCTGAGTTCTATATTTATGAGGGCAGCAGCACCACGGGCGGCACCTCATACACCCCAATCAACCGCAACCGCAACTATACGGTCAGCAACCCCAGCCAGAGCGCCATGGTGATCAATCCTACGGTCACCAGCCTGGGCACTGAGATTGATGGCCAGATTGTTCCTGGTGGCGTTGGCAAGAAAGCTGCTGGCGGGTCTTCTGCCGCCTTGGAATATGTCCTCAAGCCCCTGACCAACTACCTGTTTAGGCTCACCAACGTGAACGGCACCTCTCATGCGGCGTTCTTGTCTCTGGAGTGGTACGAATGAGCAAGCTAAAAGACCCAGAAGGCGGTTTGACTGCGGCAGGTCGGCGTTACTTCAAGAAGAAGGAAGGCGCGAACCTCAAGCCTGGCGTCAAGGGCGCAGCAGATACCCCAGAGAAGATGCGCCGCAAGGGCTCTTTTCTGACACGGTTTTATACCAACCCGAGTGGCCCACTGCAAAAACCCAATGGCGAGCCAACTCGTCTGGCTCTTGCTGCAAATGCTTGGGGTGAACCAGTCCCGCGCACACAAGGTGCTGCCGCACGTTTGGCAGCCAAAGGCCGCGCAATGTTGAAACGATACGAAGCAAGGAAGAAAAATGGCTAAAGCAAAAATGTCTGTCGAGGATATCCTCAAGCGACACAAAATAGCGCAGCGGCGCAAAGATGACTTCCGCAGTTTGTACGAAGATGCGTATGAGTTTGCTTTGCCACAACGCAACTTGTACCCCGGCGACTTTGAGAACAATGTTGGTGGCCGCAAGAAGATGACCCGAGTGTTTGACTCGACGGCCATCAGCAGCACACAGCGTTTTGCTAACCGCCTGCAATCTGGCATCTTCCCGCCACAGCGCAAATGGTGTCGTTTGGAAGCTGGCTCTGATATCCCAGCAGAAAAACGCACACAAGCACAGATAGCGCTGGACAAGTTCAACGACAAGATGTTTGCTGTTCTCAAGCAGTCAAACTTTGACATCGCTATGGGCGAGTTCTTGCTGGACTTGTCTGTCGGCACTGCGGTCATGCTGGTGCAACCAGGCGATGCAGTCAGCCCCATCAACTTTATCCCGGTGCCGCAGTATCTGGTTTGCTACGAAGAGGGTGCCAATGGCCAAGTGGACAATGTCTACCGCCGCATGCGCCTGAAGGGTGAGTCTATCCAGCAGCAGTGGAAAGATGCCGTCATTGACCCAGACTTGCAAAAGCTGATTGATGACAAACCGACTGAAGAGATTGAGTTGGTTGAAGCCACCATCTTGAACTACGACACTGGCCGCTATGGCTACTACGTGATCCACGAGAAGACCAAGAGCCAGCTCGTTTACCGCGAGAAGAAGTCCAGCCCATGGGTGGTTAGCCGTTACATGAAGGTGGCCGGTGAGATCTATGGCCGTGGCCCAGTGCTGACTGCTTTGCCAGACATCAAGACGCTGAACAAGACAAAAGAGTTGGTGCTCAAGAACGCATCTCTGGCCATTACTGGTGTCTACACAGCGGCTGATGATGGCGTGCTTAACCCAGCCACAGTCAAGATTCAACCGGGTGCGATCATCCCAGTCTCTCGCAATGGCGGTCCACAGGGCGAGGCATTGAAGCCACTTCCTCGTGCTGGTGATTTCAATGTGAGCCAGTTGGTGATCAATGACTTGGTGGCCAGCATCAAGCGCATCATGCTGGATGAGTCGCTGCCGCCAGACAACATGAGCGCTCGCTCTGCTACTGAGGTGGTTGAGCGTATGAAAGAGTTGGCTCAGAACTTGGGCTCGGCCTTTGGTCGTTTGATCAACGAGACCATGATCCCGCTGGTGGCCAAGATTCTTGAAGTCATGGATGAGGCTGGTCTGATTGCTTTGCCACTGCGCGTCAATGGCTTGGAAGTCAAAGTCAGTCCTGTGTCTCCATTGGCCATGGCTCAGAACTTGGATGAGATCAACAACATCATGCAATTTATGCAGATCACGCAAGCCATGGGCCCAGAAGGCCAGCTGGCAATCAATGTGGACTCAACGATTGACTATGTTGCTGACAAGCTGGGTGTGCCTGCTGCGGTTCGCAGAACACCAGAAGAGCGCCAGCAGCTTAAAGACCAGATGACGCAAGTAGCGACTCAAGCTGCACAACAGCAAGCCGCTCAACAAGAAGGCCAAATGGCATGAGCTGGGACGACTTAGAAGAACAGTTCACGCCGGCTGAGCCCGATCAGCGTAGCAAGGACATCAACATTCTCATCACCCGGACATTTGCCGGAGATGAGGGCCAGAAGGTGCTGGCATGGCTGCGACAGATTTATCTGGAGCAACCAAGCTGGCAACCCGGTGCGGACTCCTCCTTTGGGCATTGGAGGGAAGGACAGAACTCTGTCATCCGCGACATTGAAGCCCGTATAAAGAAAGCCACCAATGACCGCTGAAGCAAATGATAACTCCGGCCTGCTTGACTCTGCCATTGCAGAAGAGGAGCAGACAACCGAGAGCCAAGAGCAAAGCATTTCGCACACAACTCCTGACCCCAACGCCGAGGACGACACTCCTCTTGAGCGTCCTGATTTCTGGCCAGAGAAGTTCTGGAAGAAAGAAAGCAACGAGCCAGACTTGGAGGGTTTGAGCAAGTCGTATGCTGAGCTGGAAAAACAGTTCCGTGCTGGTAAACACAAAACCCCAGCCGACGGCAAATACTCTTTTGAGTCCCTGCAAGGCATCCCAGAAGACGATCCTGTTGCCCAGGCTTATGTGGGCTGGGCCAGCAAGTACGGCATCTCTCAGCAGGCTTTTGACGATTTGGCAGCCCAAATTGTTGGCATGTCTGCCGGTGCCCAGCAAGAGGCCGAATACAGCATTAAACGAGAGCGTGAAGCCCTTGGTCCCAATGCTGATGCCATCATCAAGAACATGGCTTCTTGGGGCCGTGGCATGCTGCAAAAGGGTGTGTGGGGGCCAGAGGAGTTTGAGGGCTTCAAAGAGACCACAACCACAGCCCGAGGCATCCGCGCATGGTTAAAAGCCCGTGAGTCGTTTGAAGGCCGTGTGCCAGTAGATGTGGCTCCAGTGGAAGACGCACCGAGCAAAGAAGAGCTCGACTCCATGGTGGCTGACAAACGCTATAAAACCGATCCAGCATACCGTTCAAAGGTTGAAAAAATGTTTGAAAAGATGTATGGTTAAGTGTTTCTCCACCTAGTCAAGTAGGGATTGGGGCTGGTGCTTGCACTGGCCCTTTTTTTTTGTTATATTGCAATTGTTGTCGTCGCACACAACAAATTGAAAGCCGTTTACTCATGCATTCAGGCCTCTGGGGATTCCCGGGGGGTGCGACCCGAATGCAGCAGTAAGCGGCTTTTTTGTTGTCCACGCCAGCCGTCAGGGCGCGTTAGCACATGGGTCTGTATGGACCGCACCCAAGAAACACCGGGCTGAGTACACCCCTCAGATACCCGACAAGCCTGTTAGCGAGGGACTTGGGTAGACAGAGTGAAAGCGGTGGGACAAGCGCTCTGTTGGATGAATCGCTACCTCATGGGTGCTCTGGATAGGACTACAAGATAGTCCCTTCGGGAGGGGATGGATACCTTGGCTATCCACCCTTGGGGAAACTATGTCTAAAAAAAGTGCTTGACAAAGTAAAACACTGCGTATAATAGGCCGTCGATAACCGAAAGGCCGACACATGGTGGTGGACCACTACTCGGTGCGAGGAACGCACAAGTCACGGCCCAGGTTCTCCTGGACAACCAGCGGCGGTAAACCTTAATTTCAACCCGTTTTCAGGAGAAAACAAATGGCTGTTAGCATCTCTAACGCATTTGTAACGCTGTTCGATACGGAAGTGAAGCAGGCATATCAAGCTGATGCTGTCCTGCGCAACACTGTCCGTCTTCGCACTGGTGTTACTGCGTCTACCCACAAGTTCCCCAAGATTGGCGCTGGCGTCGCTCAAGTTCGCATTCCGCAAACTGATGTGACTCCTTTGAACGTGTCTTACTCGCAAGCTACCGTCACTCTGAGTGACTGGATTGCTGCTGAGTACAGCGACATTTTCAACCAAGCCAAAGTCAACTTTGACGAGCGCCAAGAACTGGTGCAAGTCGTGTCCAAGGCTATTGGTCGCCGCGCTGACCAGCTCGTTATTGACGCACTGGCTGCTTCCAGCACCAGCTTGACTGTCAGCAACGACATTGGCGGTAGCGATACCAACCTGAACGTGGCCAAGCTGCGCGAAGCTAAGCGTCTGATGGACGCCAGCAACGTGCCAATGGACGAGCGTTACATCTTGATCCACGCAAGCAACTTGTCTTCGTTGTTGTCTGAGACTGCTGTGACTTCCAGCGATTTCAACAGCGTGAAGGCTTTGGTGCAAGGCGACATCAACTCGTTCTTGGGCTTTAACTTCATCACTATTGGCGACCGCAGCGAAGGTGGTTTGTCTGGTGGTGGCTCTGGCTCTGACCGTGTTGTGTACGCATACCACAAGTCTGCCATCGGTATGGCTGAAGGCATGGGCGTCCGCTCGGAGATCAACTACATCCCCGAGAAGACTTCCTGGCTCGTGGCCTCTATGTTCTCTGCTGGCGCTACCGCAATTGATGCTGGTGGCGTTGTTGCAATCACTTGCCGCGAATAAGGAGAGTAAATCATGGCTTATGCTGCATCTGGTCTCAATTCTGCCGGTGGCCAATCTAAAGCTGGCACCGCACCGCAAATGTGGACGTACACGACCACTGACGCGATTGCTGATGTCAACACATCCGGCTATTTCAACGGCGCTGCTAGCCTGTTGAAGGTTAGCGATATCATCTTCTGCTACACCAGCAGCGGTGGTACAGCTGCAATGTCAATCGTGTGGGTTAACTCCAACAACGGTTCTACTGTTGACGTGACTGACGGCACTACTGTTGCCGCTACAGATAGCGACTAATCAATAGTCAAATGAATAGGCCAGTCACTGAGTATTCGGGGGCTGGCCTTTCTCACATTGAGAGGCGGTTATGGCAGCGGGTGATTCAGCAATCAAAGTCTGTTCGGACGCATTGCTCCTGTTAGGGGCAAAGGCGATTTCGTCGTTTAACGAGGGCACTGATTCCTCAAACATCTGCGACCGCCTGTATCCTGATCTCAAGCGCTCTACCATTGAGTCGCACAACTGGACCTTTGCTTACAAGAAAGTTAAGCTTGCAAGGACCATCAACACCCCGGTCAACGAATACAAATACGAATACCAACTGCCGTCAGACCGTGTGGGCCTTCCACGCCGTGTGTTTGACAGCACTGCCGTTGGTGCAGGCATTGCATTTGAGTGGATCATTCAAGGCGACAAGCTGCTGACCAATTTGGAAACCGTGGTCATTGACTATAAGTTCATGCCCACCGAGTCGGAAATGCCGACATACTTCATCCAATTGCTCAAGTACTTGATGGCCTGGCACTTGGCTGATCCGATCACTGACCAGATTACCAAAACACAGTACTGGCAGCAAATTGCTGTTGGTTCTCCCGCTGACAATGGCCGTGGCGGCTACATGCGCACGGCCATGAACATTGATGGTCAAGGAACTACGACCAGCGCATTTGAGGACTTCAGCCTGATCGCCGTGAGGAACTAATGTCACGCATTGTCCAGATACAGACAAACTTCAGCAGCGGCGAGCTTGACCCGTTGCTGCGTGCGCGTGTTGATCTTCAACAGTACTCAAACGGTGCTGAGCGCTTAGAGAATGTGTTGGTGCAGCCACAAGGCGGCGTTAAGCGTCGCCCTGGCTTGAAGCACCTGATGGAGATTCCATCTGCTGCATCGCCTGCTAACGGTACACGCATGGTGCCGTTTGAATTCAATGTCAGCGACAGCTACATGCTGTTGTTTGTAAATCAGCGCATGTATGTGTTTAAAGACCGTACACTGATTACAAACATCAACGGCTCTGGCAATAACTACTTGACAGTTTCGACTGTGACAAGCAGCATTTTGGCCACCATGTGCTGGACTCAGTCTGCTGATACTTTGATCATTGCACATGAAGACATCAACCCGGTGACAATCGTGCGCGGGGCTTCTGATTCATCATGGACTGTCAGCAACTTGGCGTTTGATGGCATCCCAAAATATGCCTATACGGTTAGCGTCAGCAACCCGTCTGCAACATTAACACCAAGCGCAGTCAGCGGAAGCATTACTTTGACTGCCAGTGCCGGTGTGTTTTCGTCTGGCAACGTCAACCAGTACATCAACGCATCGCCACAGGGCCGTGCTCGCGTTGTGCAGTATGTCAGCTCGACTGTTGTCAATGCCGTGGTCGAAGTTCCATTCTTCAACACAACCGCTGTGGCCAGTGGCTCTTGGGAGCTGGAGGCTGGATACGAGGATGTCTGGAGCAGCAGCAAGGGATGGCCACGGACTGTGACTTTCCACGAGGGCCGCATGTACTTTGGCGGCAGCAAGTCTCGTCCGTCTACAGTCTGGGGCTCCAAGGTCGGCTTGTACTTTGACTTCAAGCCTGACCAAGCTTATGACGATGATGCTGTCGAGCTGACGCTGGACACCAACAGTCTGAACACGATCACTGACATTTTGTCTGGCCGTGACTTCCAGATTTTCACCACTGGTGGTGAGTTCTATGTCCCGCAGGCTGAGTTGCAGCCAATCACCCCGTCCAACTTTTTTGCCAAAGCGGTGTCTCGCAACGGCTCTCGCATTGGCATCCGGGTCCAGCAGATTCAGTCTGGCACGTTGTATATACAGCGGCAGGGCAAGGCGCTCAACGAGTTCCAGTTTAGCGACACGACAGCGTCTTACATCAGCACGGCCATCAGCTTGTTGTCCAGCCACTTGTTGGTAAGTCCCATTGAGATGGCTACTCGCAAAGCCACATCTACGGACGAAAGCGACACGCTATTTATTGTCAACGGCAATGGTGACATCAGCGCATACAGCATCCTGCGCCAGCAGAATGTAGTGGCACCAAGCCGCATCACAACATTTGGTGACTTCAAAGACATTGGCGTGGATGTGGATGACATCTATGTTGTGACCAAGCGCACATTCAACAGCTCTGACAAATACTTTGTTGAGTACTTTGACAGCACAGCGTTTACAGACTGCGCCTTTACTGGTGGGTCTGCTGGCGGTGTTGGCTCTGGTTTGCCGCATATTGGTGCCACAGTCAATGTGATCTGCGACGGCTCTGTGCTGACGGATGAGGTTGTCAGTGGTGGCGGTGCTGTGACATTTGAGCGTGAAAGCACCACAAGCTACGAGGTTGGCTTGCCGTTTACTGTGTCGATCAAGACGCTGCCTGTTGAGCCCCGGCTTTCTGTCGGTGTGCGCACTGGTTTCAAGAAACGCATTTTGGAAGTCAATGCTTTGCTGTATGAGACTCAGCATCTGATTATCAACAACAACCCGGTTCCGATGCGAACATTTGATACTGTCGATATTCTTGACAATGCGACTCCAGCATTTACTGGGACCAAAGTTGTTGCCGGTATTTTGGGTTACTCGCAAGATGCGCAGATCACTGTTACTCAAGACTTGCCACTGAAGATGACTCTTCTGGGCATTGAATTTAAACTGTCAGTACACGGAGGCACCTGATGGAAGCCATTGCTGGTACTTCAGCCGCTTCATCTCAATTGATGGCGGTAAGTAGCATTGCATCACTTTTTACAAGTATTGCATCTACGAATATTCAGGCATCAGCCCAGCGTGTGCAAGCCGCTCAAGCTGAGTTGCAGGGCAGACAAAATGCTCTGAATTACAACCGCCAAGCCAATGAGGTTTTGCGCCGCCAAGAAGTGTTGGCAGCCACAGCCCGTGCTAGAGCGGCTGCTGGTGGCGTTAACCCATTCACTGGCTCTCCACTGACAATTCAAGAGGTCAACTCAATGCGTGCCTCTGAAGAGTTCCAGATTGCTTCTGATAACGCTGAAATGGCGATCTATGGCGGTTTGGCTCAGTCTCAGAATTTGATGGCTGCCGCAGACATTACGCAAAGCTTGGGCACTGCCAAAGCAATTGCTGATGCCGGCATGGCGTATGCGCGTCTGGACAAAGTTAAGACGCCGACGAAGGAAACATAATGGCTGATTTACCTCGTTACCAATTGATGGGCGTGCAGTATGCAGATCTGCCTCGTGTGCCGATGGCGGCGCAACAGGCTGCCATTGAGGGGCTGAACACAATTGGCCGCAGCGTTGACAGAATGACGGCGTTCTTTGAAGAAGAAGCTGTCACTGAGGCTAAGCGCCAGGCTCTGAAGTATTCGATTGATACACCACCAACCAGAGAACAACTTGAGACTGCTCTCAAGACTGGCCAAGCACCCAAGATAAAGGGCGCTGGTTCTGTATTCCAAGATACATACAACGCAGCTGTAGCGACAAGCATCTCTAGTGATTTGCAATTGCAGGCCAGCAATAAAATTGCACAGTACATTTCCCGTGTTGAGTCTGGTGAGCAGATTGACCCTGCTGTAATGCGCCAAGACATCAAGGACATGACTGATGGCTTTACTCAAGTCGTCATGGCGTATTCGCCTGAAAAGGCTCTTCAGCTGCGTGCTGCCATTACAAGCAGCTCTCAGCCTGCATATCAAGCTGCGGTCAAGTTCCAGCAAAAGGTTTTGCTTGAGCAGCGTGATGCGCAATACATTGCGTCCGTAGACAGCTCTCGGTCTTTGGTGCGCAACATTCTGGCCACTTCTGATGCAATTGATCCAGAGACTGGGAAACCCGTTGACATTGATAAGCAAATCCGTGTGCTTGAAAACCCGTTCATGGATGCTATTAAGACGACCGGCACAAACAAGTATGTTGATCTGTTCCGCAAGATGGTCAGCGAGGAAAAGATGGGCGCTCTTGAGTTGCGTGCCGCATCTACTGACTTTGCGCCAAACACGGCTGATGCCCTGCGCAAGATCAACTCTGGTGACTTTGGTGCAATGACTGGCGTTTATAAAAGCCTGTCTCCTGATGACCAATCAAAAGTGCGTGAGCGCACGCTCAAGCGATTCTCTGATGTGGAGTCGGCCCGTAAGATTGATGAGGCAAACATCAAAGACGCCAACCGCAAAGAAGGCAACACGCTGACCATTGAGTTTTTGAAGCCGTCAACCGGGATGAAGCGCAAACAAGAGATTGTTACGCGCTTGGTTCAGATCGACCAGATGACACTGGAGCAAGCTAATAATGCGCTCAAACCCAAAGCGGCTGAGCCAAATCCGCAGCTTGAGGTGTCTTTGTATCAGCAAATCCGCAACGGCCAGATCTCAAACATTGGCCAACTCAGCCCGTATGTGAACCGACTGTCCAACTCACAATACGAGAGCCTTGGCCGCTCTGTGGTGGACATCCAGTACCGCACCGCCGTGGATTCTTTGAGCCGTGCCGCTGGCATCACCGACAACATGCTCAATCCGGGTCAGGACAAGGTAAACCAGAAGAATGGCTACCTGAGTAACTTTCAGCGTATTTTGTCCACCCAAAACCCGGATGGCTCATTCCCGTCACCAGCAGATGCCGCCCAGAAAGCCATTACGGCTTACGAGGGTGACAAGTCTGTGCAAGACAGCCGTCGTAAGCGTGAGCGTATACAAAGTGAATTTAACGACGCATTGGCTGCGGCTCGGATTCCCGCTCTCACATTGCCGCTTGACCAAGTTGATGTGTCAAAAATACCCGGCGTCAGCGATGCAATCCGCAAGAAGTTGCTTGAAAAACAGCAAGAGTACAAGAAAAATCTGTAAGGACAGGCCATGATTGAACGTGAACTCAAGATGGAATGGGACCGGATGTTCTATCCTGGACCAGAGCCAGAAGAAATGCCTGCCGAGCCAATGGATGTGCAAGTCGCTGAAGCTGGTGACGGAAGCGCTGCTTTTGGCGTGTTTCCCCAAATGAAACCAAATCGTGCTGGCGCAAGCGAGATTGGCGCAAACTTGCCATTGTTGGCTGCCGACATGCTGGCCGCTGGAGGCCGTGGTGGCATTAGCGGTATTGGTGGACTGATTGGCGATATTGAGTCACTTGGCCGTGGCCTGTTTGAGATTGGTCGCCGTGGTGGTGATGAAGGCGCAATTGATGCGTTCTTGCGCGGCATGAGCTCTGGCACCATCATGCCGACATCTGATGATGTAAATGCTTGGCTGGACAAGAACATTGGCCCGGTGGTTCCTCAAAAACCAACGACCTTGTCTGATCTGGTGACTGGTGGGGCAGCCAAGACTGAACTGCAAGGCGCACGCGAAACTGCTGCTGGCGCTGGCCGACTGGCCGGTGAAATTGTGGCCGATCCATTTGCCGCCGTCAAAGGTGCAAAAGCTGCTGCTAAAACTGTAGAAAAGGTTGCGTCTAAACGCCGTGCCGCTACAATGACGAAACCCTCGCAGGAGCCTAAATAATGGCTAATCAACCGCTTGATCAGCGCCTGGAACAGCTAAATCAGGACACCGCCGAATTGGAGCAGCGGGTCGAATTGGCGTCTGCGCCTTCTGGCTCACCCCTAGAAACCGCAACTATCCCTGAAATCCCACCAGAGATTGCTGCCGATGATGGCGTCCAAGTGGCCGGTGGCCGCATGGAACTTATTGGCGAAGTGCTGCGTCGCGTCAAAAAGACAGACATTCGCCCAGAGCCAAAGCCGCTTTCTCCAGAGGCTGCCAAAGCCGCTGAGCTGGATGACTTGCAAAAAGCCACAATGCAGACCGGCACAGGCATGCCGGCTGAATCGCGTGTTGCTGGCCGCATTGAGCAGACCAAGGCCATCAGTCCAACGCCTGAGCAGATCATCTCCGAGAAACCCGGCATGGCCGCCATGACTGGCGAGAAGCCACCTAAAGCAGCATTCAACATGCCGCTCATGGACACCGAGGAGTCGGTCAAGCAAACCATGATGG